TAGTCGATGTAATGTTCCACGCCTTCAACAGCGAGTTCCTGGGCGAGTTGCGTGGTTGAGGCGCCGTTGGTGAACGATTTCTCGATGCTGATGGTGTCGCCGATGTCGATCGTGGCAACAACGTCACGTTGCGCGTCCGAGAGCTGCGCGAACGCGACCTCGATCGCGGTAAACGTCGGCTCGGGTTCAGCATTGATCAGATAGTCGGCGAGGTCTTGGGCGGCGGCGTTCGTGTCAAGAAGTGAACCTGTGACGGCTAGCGACTGGATGAAGTAGTCGGATTGGCTGAGGGCGTCTTCCGCAAACCCTGACTTGTTGTTGAGCGTGGAGACATAAACCAGGTTGACGACTTTGTCGGCCCCGAATGAAATGTCGACGTTTCGGTACGGATAGTTCGTGCCGTCATCATGGAAACTTGCGGCTGGTGCTGACAGCGTGTTGCCGATCCGGTTCTCAAACACGAGCACGCCTTCACGGTCGATAAATAGCCGGCCACGTTCTGCTTCGTTGACGAGCCGCAGATAGTCGAGGACGTTTTGTCCGAGCTCGAGGTTGTAGTCGCCGCCGCCGCCGATCTCGACGGTGCCGGTCGCAATGTCACGTTCCGCGCCGGACGGATAGTTGACTTCGGTTAGATCAAGGATGGCGCTGATGCGGGCGCCGGATAGTTCTTTTGAGAGCGAGGTGTCGTCGGTGACGGTTTGGGCGAGCAGATAGAAGTCGTCGGCGCAGGTGACGCTGACGGTGTCGTCGCCGTCGAGCGCGAAGTTGTAGTCGTAATCGATGACTCGGCCGACGAACAGCAGGTCGGATTCGCGGTACAGGCGCACCAGGCGCATCGGGGCTAGTCCTGGTTCGTTATTCGACGGGTCGTAATACGGCGAGTCGGTTGCGAACGGGTTGAACACGCCGCCAGCCGCCGTGTCATCGAGCACGAACGTCATGGTGCCGGCCGAGAACTGATCGGTAACGTCGCGGCGTCCTCGTTTGATTCGGATGCCTTTGGCGCCGTCGGTGACGTCAGCAAAGTCGGTGAGGCCATCCAGAACAAACGTGGTGCCGTCTAGAACGCCGCGTACCGTGTCATCGAGCCGGAACCCTTGTACGGGTGCGCCGGTATCGATTTCGAGCTTGTAGTCGCCCGACTGAACGACGGTGGCGGTCACAGCCGGCTGACTCCGAACTGTGCTGAGCCGCTGGTGCGGTTGTAGTTACGGATCGCCGTGACCACGGCTTCGCCGACTTCTTGGGTCGGGTTGATCGTGGACACATTCACGGTGACGTTTTGGACTGCACCGGATGGTGCTCGAGTAATGCTGGCGACCGGCGTGATCGTGGTGGTGGCGACTGGCGGCGCCGACAGGAAGCCGAGCTCGTCGCGCGGCGGAACATATGTTGAAGGAGTGATGCCGGCGCTGACTTGCTGAACCTTTTGGAAAGCATCGAGCACGCGAAGCGCTGAGGCGTAAGCCTCGTCGAGGTCGCCGGTGTCGATCTTGATTTTCAGCTCGTCGGCGAATGCCAGGGTGAGCAAGCCGTGAGCGCTAAGCGTTTCGATGATTGCGCGGGTGAGATCTCGTTCGGCTTGTTCGAGTTCGCGGACATTGCCGGAGGATTCGGCGATGACTTCGTTGTAGTTGTCGAACTCGGTGCGGAGTGCTTCGATGTCGTCTTCGACGTCAAGCACTTCGAGCATTCGGACCAGCTCGGGATTGAGTTTCTTGACGTTGTCGTAAACGGCGTTGACGGAACGCGCCAGATCAGCCTGGGCGCCAGCCGCGGCGTCGGCCGTGTCCTCGAGGTCTTCTAGGCCACCGGATGCTTCGCGCACGCTGGCGTACATGTCGCCGGCTTGTTTGCGGGCTTCGTCGACGCTCGGCGTAAAGTTTTCTTGGATCTCGTCGCCGACGATGCCGAGCTTCTTGGCGAGCCAGCCGAGGCCGTCAGCTGCGGCCTTCAGCGGCGCTAGGAGCGCCTTGACGATGTTTCGGACAGTCTCGAAGCGCCGGTACAAGAGCACCAGACCGGCTACAAGGGCCGCTACGGCGACGACAACAATGCCGATGGGGTTAGCGGTCAGCGCGGCGTTGAACGCCCATTGAGCGGCTGTGGCGATCGCTTGAGCTGCGGCCCAGGCCTTCATAGCGAAGTTGGCAACCACGATGGCGGCGGACAGGCCACCGATCGCCGCGGCCAAAGCGATAACGATTTCGGTGTTCTGGCTAGCCCAATCGGCGAACTTGATGACGATGGGAAGGAGCGCTTCGACGGCGGGCAGAAGCGCCATACCGATCGACTCGGACGCCTGGCTAAACGCGACCTTCATCTTGTCGGTCGAGTTAGCGGTCGCGGCCGCGGTGCCTCCGACCTGGTTCTCGATCTCCTCAAGGATCATGGTCTGCGCCTCGAGGACGTTGCCGGACTCGACAAGGGTGCGGATCTGGTCCTGCTGGGCCTTCGTGAACTGGATGCCGGAACGGCGAAGCGCGGTCAGGCCGGCGATCGGGTCGTTGAGCGCTTTGCCGAGCTGCTTGGCGTTGTCGGTGACGGATCCGAAGCCGGCGCTTGCCATGTCGAGGGTGAGTTGTGTGGCGCGGTCGAATGCGCCTCCGACCTCGTCGGCGCTTGAGGCGATGTCCTTGAACGTGAGCAGTAGCGCTTGGGACTCTTTGATCGTGTTCTGATTGACGCCGGTGAGGCGGGCCTGCTCGTTAGCCAGGTCGACAAGTCGGTTGGTGACAACTTGGGTTTCGTTGCCGAACAGCCCCATCGACGTTGCGATCTGTTCGATGCGGGCGTTCGCGGTCGCGGCCTGCTCGCCAGCGGCCACCATCTTGGCGCCGGCCACAGCAAGGCCGCCGAGCGCAGCTGTTGCGGGTACGAACGCTTTCTTGAGGGCAAAGCCGACTTTCTGCGACGTCTTCTCGAGCTTCTGAAACTCGCGTTGGGCTTTTTTCAGGCCAGCGTTGTTGAACTCACTGACGATGGGGATCTGAATGGCCATCTAGCGGAGCTCCTTGCTGATCGTTTTCATGAGGTCGTCGACGGCTTTTTCGACGTTGGCTTCAAGTGTGTCACGTTTCTCAAGCACGGCGGGCCACAATGCGCGCATTGGTTCGCCGAAACGGCTGAGCATCTTGATGAAGCCGGCCGAGTTACCAGACCCGTTGTCGCGAGTTGGGCCGCTCCCCTTGGTTTTCTTGCCGGCCGTGCTGAAGATCACGCCGGCCCCGTTGCTGTTGGTCAGGAACAGACCGGCGATCTGATCTTGGCGGGCGCTGGTCTTGATGCGGATCTTGACACCGCGTTGCGCGGTGCTTTGCTTGTAGCTCAGTCCTCGAGGAAACTTGGCGGCGTTGCTGACTCGGTCGGTTGCGGGATACAGCCGGCGAGCGAACGGGATGATGTCCTTGCCGACAGTTTCTTTCATTTCTTTGTCGACTTGGCGGCGCAGCTGTGGGTCGATGTAGCGCAACGTCCGCAGGGCTTCGTTTAGCCCATCGACTTCGACTTTTGCGCTAATGCTTGACACGTTGCTGCTTTTTCTGCTCCTCGATCACATCGACCACGGTGTTGAGGTCTTTGAGATCGAACTCGATGTGTGGGGGCCACCAGGAGACAGCGACCAGCAGTTCTGCTAGCTGGCGTCTTCTGGTCCCCCTCGGGTAGGGCGCTCGTCACTTCCAACGACCTCGAGGCTGACGATCTTCTTGATGAAGTCGTCGAACACGGCTGGCACGACCATCTTCTGGCCCTTCATGGCCTCATACGCGAGAAACGCGAGGTCTTCCATGCCGGCCGCGGTCGCCATCTGTGACGCTTTGGTCTTGTACTTCCGTTCCCAAGCGACGACGGCCCACAGGTTGGTTTGGATGTCTTGTGGGCCGTCGCCGAGGTCGATGCGGATCGTGAGGTTCATGTCGGGGCTCCTTTAGGGAATGAACTGGGATCAGGAGGTGGCGCGGGTGAGGGCGCCGCCGCGGAACACGACGTCCATCGTCGGCAGCTCGCCAACACCGCCGTTGATCGGGGTGACGGACTCGAGGTAGCAGCCGGTGAGCGTATAGGCAGGGTTGTCG